AGCCATCTCGGGAGGGGCTGGGGTCGTCCCTTCAAATAAATCGACGCCGCCGAAAGTGTCCCCCCCAATAGCAGCCATTAATTTATTCTTATGCTCTTTAATCTTTGTACTCTGCTCTGTGTTGAATGCATTACGACGCATGCGCTCTACCATGGGTTCCTCTTTTGGAGCAGCAGCGCCAACGATAGGAAGGGATGGCGACACCCCCTTGGTTACCTCAGATATAATGCCCGATAGTACTCCGTCCTCAAAGATTACTTCCTTAATGCATTCTTTGATAAGGGGCTTTAAAAGCTTTTTTAATTCTGTTTTTTTCATAGTATACCTGCCAATACTTTCATACGTCTCACAGTCCCCTCATCAATCTGTCCTGTGGGGAGGGGCGCTTGAATCTCTTTACCGAGTGGTGCAACGTCGATTCGTACAGGGCGCCGGCGCTCAGGCGGCTCCTCAGGCGCGATTTCGATAGGCGGAGAGGAGGGCGATAAGGTTCTTTCTACAAATCGCTTCATACGTTCGAGCGGACTAAGTTCCATTGCAGCTGCGATTTCTCGGCGCAAGATGTCCGTTAAAGTAAATAAAAATTCGGCATCTCGAGTCTCTATTAATCCTGTTACGCCGGCGGTGCGGATCAGCAAATCAATTGCCGGACCCTCGACCACCTCATCTGGAATGATATTAATGCCCAATTCATTGTCATATTTATTCAATGTGCTGACGAAACTCGCACCTGGCAAATCGGTTGCTGGCATATTCAGCCCCTGGTCGATTTTCTCTAAAGCCTCGTGGGGCAACAGCGCGGCCCCCATGGCAACTTGCGTTTCCAGATCGTTGGCGCTGGCCGCATCACGCAGGGTTGATACAACTTTCTTCACCAGTGATGCGTCGAGGGAGATCTCTGATATATTGTTGATCATTTTTTCTGCTTCGGCAAAGCTGAGATCATCAAAATCTTCTTGTGATACTAGATTTATAATAGCATATACTCTGTTGAAAAAAGCTGCCACCTCTGGATCGTCGGTGCACTTGGGAGGAAGCACTAGCGCTACCATAACAATATCCTTGAAGAGCAGGTGCACTTCAGTCCTGGCGGCGGCGCCTTCGCTCTTTGCAGCGGTTACAATATTTACTATGTCTTCGGTCAAAATTAGAACGGCTTCAAAAATAGCCATCACACACTCACGATTTTTTTCTCCCACCAAGATTTTTAACCAACGCTCAAGCTGGAACTCCTGATGGGCGCCGATGGTAGATGGAGCAGGGGGGAATGTTGCAGCTCCCTTTCCGGGGCGTAGCTGCTGTGTTTTCGGACCCAGAGCTTGCGGTACCGGCTGCTCCACTAATTTTCTCTTGGAGGTGGTCACCGTTTTAGTCTCCAACTATCGCATTTAATAAATTCAGAACCTTGTTATTCTTCATAATTTGCTCATTCATGAGCTTATTTTCACTAAGTCCCATAAAAGCACCGGGCGTTGAAGGTTCGGAAACAATGTCAAAACAAATAAGCTGGAAATCATCCTCGACGATTGTCATTCCCTGTTGTTCGCTTACGGAACCCATGCCACGAGAGGAGATACCGATCTTAACACCAGCATCAACCAACGACCGAAGAATTTGGCCAGAAGGTGTGTCAAGCACTTTGCACTTACCCATGACCGAAGGACCCTCCATCCAAATATCTATAACCATATGGGAAACGTTTGCTAAGTTAATAATAGATGAGTCAGGGTGGTCTAGTTCTCCAAGCGCGCGGTTATCCTTAACCATCTCCGTATATTTCTTAACTTCGCGTTCCATAATCTCTGCTGGGTATTTTCGCATATTACCGTTTACAGTATCTCCTTCTTGGAGCTTGCCTGTAATGAACATGGCGTTGTTTTCACGAACTGCTTTCTTCTCGTCCTCCGTCAGTAAGTCCTGACAGACGCCGCCTTCGCATAGTTCATAAAATTCTCGTAGAAGTTGTGCCATTGTTTATTCCTTTAAAGTAGTCAACTGCCTGAGCAGCAACGTCGAACTGGTTGGATCATCCATTTTTTCATGATTGCTCACCTCCTTTATGGGTCACTCGGATCCCGTAATCCTCGACCAACATACTCAAGAAGTATGAGGTTCCAGCACTAATGCAACCGCACATGAACGCTGTCATTGCACTGTCGCTAAAGCTAAATAGTTCTGTATATGGACTTATGCCCCACAGAAACACCCCAACCCAAAATCCCATGCACAGATGGCAATGGAATAAACGGCCAAAGCCCCACATTGATTTACAAGGTGGGCGGATCTTATTAAAGATGTGTCCGTGTATAATGATAAATGTCATGCCGTAAGCGGCAAGTATAAAGTGTAGTAATTCCATTAATTCTTCTTTTCTAGGTCGCGTCCGGTATTTCGATGGTGCGGCCACTGTTGTTGTCCCGTAAATAATCTTCTATTTCTGCTGTTATATCCCAATCAGGATCAATACGCTCGCCGGGGGCTTTTTTGCCGATGCTCGTGATTAAAAATTTTATAAATTCCTTTTCAACGTCCTCGTCGAGCATTTTTGCAACATGATCGTCCATATCTAATTTAGATAAATTACCCTCTGGGCGGTTGTCGTCGTCGACCTGATACATTTTCAAAATAAAGTCCGCGCTGCTGCTAGCTTTTGCAAACACCGACTTGGCGATGCTAAGACCTGGTATTTGATCAGTTAACGCCATGAAGAAAGCTTTTCTATTTTTATATTGTATTCCACAATTAAGTGTTGCCAGCAAATCTCCCCAGGTTTCAAGATCCCCTTGCGCCGACAACAGCTCTGGAAATTTTTTCTCGCAATAGTCTTGTTGAAGCGTGGCATCTATTTTATCAAATCCTTTAGCAAGTTTATCTCTAATACCCCCTAACATGCCGGTTGCCCTTTGTCTCATAGACTGCGGTGGAGCGGGAGGATCCTGTTCGAGCATGAACTCGCGCCAACCTTCCATTATGAGTTTCATCTCACTCATGGATTAATACCTATTTCTGAGTGGGTAGTAGTAATAACCGGGACGCATAGAACCCTTAGCAGAATAGTGAGGTACCTCACCATACTCTGTAGAATTGCGGTCGCTCGGCATTGAGTACATATCCTCAAGCTCTTTTTCGTACTGGTCGGCGACTTGTTCGTGGCGAGCTTCATTATCCAAATACTCAGCGATTATATAAACCGCAACCTGTAACGAATTCACTTCTTCACTAGAGTAAACCTGGGCTTCCAGAGATCTGAAGATATTACCGCCTTGAACGGATGCCCTATCGACGACACCTTTGTCTGCCAACAATTCAAAAAGCCTGTTTTGATGATCATATACGTCTTCCGTAGCCATCGACTTAGGAAAGGTAACGACCTTCATTTGGTCAGGCATCACAGCAATATCAATCTTGGAATGATCCATAATCAATAACGATCCATCAAGCGCTTTGCGTGCATTTAATTCTACCGTAGCCTGGGGGCCGCCGACTCTAATCTTAATCATTGCATTCTAGCTCCCGAACAAGCTCTTGAGTTTTCAGAATCTTTTTAAGGTCTCCATCGAAAAAATCCCGTTTCTTAAACTCGTTCAAATAATCTGTCACTTGAGCGGTCTTTTGCGAGACAAGAGGTTTAAGATCGGCTGCAGCCGCTTTACTAAGTAAGCCTTTAAGCCTGGATAATTCTTCATTGAGGTAGAGTCGTAACTCAAACCCATCATCTGCAAAGCTCGTGATGAAACGATTCAGTAGCTCTTTCTGCTCCTGGTGGAGATCTCCATACTTCTCATTATATTTTTTAATAAAAGACCCGTAAGTTAAAGTATCAATGGGTACCATGGTCTCTGGAGTATCCGAGTCTGGTGGGGTGCTCATGGTATCAATCGCTGCCTGTTCAAAAAGAACTCTCTTTTTAACTGCAGTCTTGGAACTAAAAATAGAATCCACTGATGCCAATGTTTTGAAATTGGGAACAAAATTTGACCACACGCTTTGCCCCAACCCCTTATTGATAGCTGCTATCAATTTAGACTGAGCATCAAAAATAGCCCGGTCGTCTAGGTGACTATGAGCAGCCTTTGTTTCAGCTAACAGTCTCTCTGCAAGTTTGGGTTGTATGTGGCGCGTCTTCAGTAAAACATTATAAAGATTTAATTCTGCAGCCAAAGGGGCACTTCGAGTAAAGTGCTCTTTTAAGATTCCCATGATACTCAACTTTTTTTCAGCATTCTTATCCAATATCGCTTTGGTAAGCTCTTTGGTTAAGATTTCGTATATAAACGCTGTATTTCGCTTTTTATTGTGCCTCATCTTTGTCTGCCTCTTTTTTCTCTAATTGTTCCACAAGTCTACGAACTTTCACGGTATTTTCAATTAATCGTCTTTCGCTCTTACTGTAAATAGATTCATGTCGCCGTTTCGAACCATAACCTAGTGCAGTCAGTGACATGTCCTGGTGTGGGTTGCCTATTCCAGAGCCCTTATTTTTACGATCTGTATTTAACTCCGGTCCCATGGAGGATCTTGTTTCACGTCGAAAGGGACCTCCATAGGTTCTACCGTCGCGAGGACCTCTTGCACCGTCTTCGCCGAAGACACCGTCTTCGCGTCGTGCTGGGGCAGTCAAGAGTGCAGAGTCATCCTCGCCGCCCTCAAGTTCACCACCTAGATCGCCGAGGTCTTCGCCCCCTAGATCGCCAAGGTCATCACCGCCTAGATCGCCCAAGTCACCAGTGTCTCCCAGTCCGCCCTCTTCAACAGCTGCCTGTTCAGAGACTGCTTCAAGCTCTTGTTGCCACTTCCTATCATAGAACGACTCGCGTTGGTTGCGTAGGAACTCTTCGTCCGAAAGTCCCAACACATTGCTGGCAACCCAGCGCTTGCTGTATGTACCCTCTGGTACACTGCCGGCAGTATCGAACTTAGTACGGAGATATTCTAATGTTTGTAGCTCTGCGAGACGGGATGGATTGTTCAATGAAAGATCAAAGTTAATCAGATCCTCGCCGCGGAAACCTAGAGTGTACAGATGAACCACAGCAATCTTTTGCAGCTCGTCCACAAACGGTCGCTGGAGGCGTTGCACGGTACGTGCAAAACGGATATCCTTCTGAGCAAGCGTGGTCTTATCCTCTGTGTCACCCTCTAGATTTGTTAAATACGCTTGAGGGATCTTGATAGCCGAGAACAACTTGTCACGCATATACTTCACGTCTTCAATATCATCCAATGATTTGGCGCCAGGGAGAGAAGTAATGTCAGAACCAATGCCTCCGCGCATCGGAATGAAGTAATCTTCCTCCAGGGACAGTGGATTGTAGCGAAGATCAACGCGTCCAGTAGCGGCATCAACAATAGAGTTGCGCTTCATTTCAGTTTTAACTTTATCCATGTATTGAGCCACATCCTGAGGCGGGATGTTACCCACGTCAATCTTAAAGATTCGGCGCTCTGGGGCGCGGACCACTCGATAAGCAATCATGGCATCCTCTAAAAGCACCAATTGACGCCAGATGCGGCGGGCTGGGTCAAAGACAGAAGTTCCATATGGAGCGTGTCTGTCATTGCCAAGAATGCGGAAGTGTGCGACCTGCCAATTTTCAAAGGTCATGCCGGCGCCATTCCACTGATACTGAATATAATTTGGGTTTGTGGGGTCTTGTCCTTCGAGGCGCTCTACTTCGTTGTTTGGCAATCCAATAAGTGAAGTAACTCCCAACTTCTCGTCCACATCTAAATAGAGAAACAAATCTCCATACTTACACATGGAGCGCGACCAGCCAAAAGCATTGGCTTCAATATTTAAAACATCGTAAAACAATGAATTCAAAATTGTTTTAATTTCAAGATTCATGCAAGAGACTGTTAACAACTTATCGAACTCATTTGAAGTTGTCATTTCATCCGCATAGATATCCAGCGCTGAGGCTAGCTCAGGCATGTATTCCATCTGTTCGAAATCGGTATAGCGCTCTGCTCGATTTTGATTTCTAAAGGCGGCCGATGTAAACAGATTATAATTCTGCGACATGTTGTTGTCGGAACGTCGGAACTCTTGTCCGCTCATGGAACGGAAGCGATATCGATATTTGTCTAGGTCGCCGCGGCGTTCTTGTCGTGCTAACTGAGCACGATAATTAATAATGGGTCCCGATAGAAGTCTTGTGAGTCTCCTAAATAAGGGAGCGCCGGGGTTGCGGGGGTTATTGTCTTTATTCGCCATCATTTATCCTTTTATTAAAGCTATATACTGTTCATTAAATTTCTTGGCTTCGTCAAATTGCTGG